GTAAATACCACTTTGTTAAACCCTTGATTGAATCCTTCCGCCGTATATGAATAACCCTTTGTAGCCAACGATAATGTGGATGTGATAGTAGACGATGACCCCGCCGTCCAAATGCCTTGACAAGTCACCGCAACGCGTTTGGCACCGCTTCCGATGTTTGGTTTATAAGTTGCGTTGACTAAAAACTCACTTGTAATGTATTGCCCTACGATTTTGTGTACATCAATCCATGCCCTTCCACCGCCATATTGGTCGGGTAATCGGTTGATGGTTACCACTGGTGTCGCGGGTAGGGTTGTTGTTCCACTCCACACATACACTTTGAATTGGTACATATACCCCGCGTTGGTGTAATTGGTTGTATCGTACGCTTGGTAGATGATGGGGGAATTTGCCCCAACTATGGCATCGGGTTGCTCGGTAAATGTAAAACTCATTTGAAAAGTCCTTTTTTTATGTCTTGTTTCATTGCCTCGGTCAACGCCTTGTTGAACGATGGTAAAATTTGTTGTCTTGCTTGGGTTACAAATGGGAATGGTTCAATACCGAAATACTTTATTTTCCTATTCATCATAAACCGCATCCCTTCCTCGTTTGCCTTTGATTTGAATTTACCCGTTGACAAATCTCTTGGTTGGATGCGTTTCATCTTTACCCAACTACGCATTGAATCCAATGGAATGCCTTTGCCTGGTTTCCTTCCATTCTGCACATAGTCCGCCGTCTTGCTCATACTAACACCCAATGTCAATCCCTTTGGGTCGGGTTGAATAGATGCCACCAATTGACCACTTGCCACATAATTACCACGAAATGTCTTTTTGGTTGCTGACACCACTTGCCATCCACCACCAACCTTTTTCCATTTGGCACGGATTGATGTGCGGGGGCGTTTTACCTCCAACATATTCCGACAAGCTATTGCCCACTTTTTGGAATAATCCGCAACAACGGCAACGCTATTCTTAAACGCAATCGCCATCAGTAACCCAAGGGTTGATTAAATCAATGGTGACACTTATTTGATATCCTGCCAATACCGAATCCATCGTTTCCACAAACGGATTGAACACGATGGGGCGTTGGAATTGTATTTGTGAGTAATAATCTTGCTCTAACTTCCACAATCCCTTTGACATTTGAACATACATCTCTTGCAATATGTGTCCATAGTTGCTATTCTCCGTGTATCCGTATTTGTCGTAAACTGTGATAAGGTTTTTTTGCTCGTTCTCACCTTTCAAAAAGTTCACACGATCCGCAATCATTATGTTCATTTGGATGGATGCAATTTGGTCGGTCAACGACACGGCTTGGATTGAGCAGTGCATCAACGGGAACACGGTGAACGCTTTGAAATCCAATTCCGTTAATGTGCCGTGGCTATAATTCCACCCCTCGTTTGTGGCAATGTCCTTGAACACTTGAAATGCCGTGCCTATGTGATTATTGTTCATCGCTTGTAACTTTGCTTAATGATTTTTTGTTCCATTTCCGCAATGTCGCTTTCGTAAGCGGTCCAGTACAAAGCGGTGTGAATGGTTTTAGTATAGACATCTTCCAAGCGTAGGAAATCTCTTGAAGCGAGTCGATAGACCATTCCAAACCATCCCCATTTTTTGGTAAGGCGGTTTTCATCTGCGGTGCCATCTCCACCTCCAAATACTTCTGGATAGAATTCAGTAAGTCGATTCCTAAACTCCAAAAAAAAACCATGGCCCCAAATGCGGTGTTGCAATCCATGTCCTTGAATGCCGTGACAAGGTTTGCAATGTAGGGTGCAACCTCATATCTTCCATTCTGTCCGCTATGGGTAACGGGGCGATACAACACACTCATCACCTTCCACAAATCGTGGGTTTCTTTGGTGTATGTTTCAATGTCTATAAACTCACCCACTGACATATCATCCAAGTTTGGAATAAATCCGTATTCTACACCATCCATTTTGAACCTGGGGGTGAATGTTGGTTGCTCGGTCAACATCAATGTGATGCGTTCCACCGCCTTTTGTAAAATGTCAAACGGCATGGCCATGACCTCGGTCATTGTCAGTTCACAAAATATGGATACCGCCTCCAATTGTCGTTGGGTATCGTCCATGTCCTCTTTCAGACCTTGATACGCCAACATTTGATGCAACTTTACATCTTTGAGTGATGTGGGTACTAATATGGTTTTTGATTCAATCATTAATTATAAAACGACCAAATCGGGGTTTGTTGTTAGACCTCAAACACCTCGTTCAATAATACACAAACTTTTGCGTACTGGCGTTGCACTTCCTTATCCGTATAAAGGATATTGGTGAATTCTTTAACTGAATTAATGGCCTTTGAATGGTCGCGGTGAATGATCCGCCCAATTTCCGCCCATGCCATTCCTAACCGCTTACGACAAACAAAATTAAACATATGACGGGCGTATAACGATGCCCGTTTCCGTGATGGGCATAGTATCTCATCGGGGGTTAATTCCGTGGTGGTGCAAACCGCCCTCAATACTTCCTTCCAACTATTGGGGTTGTCATTAAAATCAACCCGTGGGTTTATTATTTCTCGTTTTAACGCTTTGATTTGATTGTTGTATTCCGCTTGTATTTCCAAGATAAGCAATCGTAGGCGTTTAATTTCTTGTCGTTGGTTGTGTAATTGTTGGTGATGGCTTGTCATATCAAAATAATTTTGTTTGTGTTGTTGGTTGATAACTTGCATCATATCTTATATTGTCCCCTTTTGGGTATGGTTCAATTTTATACGGCAACTCAACGCCCATTTGTTTTCTTTGGTATTTGTTTCCGATAAAATAAAAGTATCTGTGTTTTTGTGGTCTTTCTTTCATGTACAACCGATCACCAAATTTTTCCCTTAACCATTCAACGCGGTTTTCTTGCCCCCTTGACATATCAAATACACTTGCCCCATGCAGATGTTCCATGCCTTTAATCATGTAATCCATAAACTTTACAGATAATCCCGTATAAATCCAATTGGTTGCTTGGTAAATGTATCCTTGATGGTTGTGTGATGTATCTGCATAAGATACCAACACGCATGGGTTTGGCATCATCTTAATTGTTTTGGAAACAAAAAAACTTAATGTGTTTTTTGGAACGCCTTCATTGATGACCAACCTATTGAGTTCGTACAATTTGAACGATGGTATTGATTCCCTTAACGGGCTACTCGCGGGGGTCCCGTAACTGCATACGCCAATCAACAAATTGTCATTATACAATCCAAAACAAAACTCTATCGGTGGGATTCTCCTTGCATAGTGCTTTTTCAAAAACCACTCTTTGCAATCTTGGTAATCAATTGATTTTACTTCCATGTTATTTGTCAATGCGAATATAGTTAATCCACACGAAATAAACAAAAAAAAGGGGCGGTTAAGCCCCCTATTTTAGTTGAACATAATGATGTGTGATGTTGAGAATCCTAATTCTGAACATGCTTCAAATCCTTCGGGAGTTAAGCAATACATGTAATCGTCACCATTTTCATTTTCACGAGCATCATATACAAGCCCTTTTTTTACAAGTGAACCCAATACACCTTTTTCAGATGGTGAACTAACTGAATCGTATTCTGAAAAGCCATCTTCGATTTGTGACCTTGATACCATTCCTAATACTTTTACTTCTGCGGGGGTTAATGTTGTGTTTGTCATGTTGTTTGTCATATTGTTCAACAAATGTACACCTATTATTTGTAATTCCAAATATAAAATGAAAAATAATTAAAAAAAATTATCGGATGTCGTATTGGCCGTACGATGATTTGATACCCAACGCCATCATTTCATGATACCTAAATGAATCAATTCCGTGATCCGTCCCCGTTGGTGTGTTCATTGTACGCCCTTGGGCATCGGTATCCCAACAATAATTACGCAACTCCTTGATTAAATTGGTTGATGTGGATGTTACCAAATACGCTTGTGATTGCATTATCTGTATTCCATAATTGATAGAATCCTTGCCCTTGGTTACGCCCTTGATTCTT